GAAAAATCTAGCAAATTTAAAACGTTTTTAAATTCATCACTTATAGTTTTCTTTACAGTCTCTTTCATTTCAACATCATCTAAATTAATTTCTATGGTTTGATCTAAGCCACCAGCAATAATTGACTCGTTTACAATATCCTCAATAGCCATATCTACTTCAGGGTGCATTGAAACCCCTCTGTATTTCATAATTAATTGAACATTGTCTTTAGCTTGATCACCATTAATATCTACATATTGACCATAATGGCCAGCTGCACCTGAAGTGACATATCCAGAACCATCCTCGTCTTGAGGTGGAACAATAGAAACTCTTTTCTTTTCTTCCTTTTCAACTTTAGGAGATCTTCTAATCTCAAATCCGAAAAGTTTTACACTATTTGGTTCTGCCATATTTTTATCCTAATTACAGTTACAGAGAGGGGTGTAACCCCTCTCCGCTTTATTTTATCTATACAACCTTAACTAGTAGTATTTGACTCCCAGTACTGCATTTGGAACTCAACAGTGAACTCTTCAATTGTGTCGTTCGTATCATATGCTAAATCAATAGCGCTTACATTAGTTGGGAAAGCACTTTTAATTACATATGATTTTAGTTTAACACCATCTTTATCCAATTGATCTACAAAAAGATCAGTTTGATAATCAGCTGGATTTGTTAAACCTGTGTTGGCTGCATGTTCATTAATTGCATTCATCCAACGTTCCATTGAGTTTCTTACAGTAAAATCAGTGTCATTAATAATTGTTACTGTCCAAGGTTCAAAGGTTCTGTCTCCTGCGATTTGTAACTGTCTACCACGGAATCCAACAGGAATTGATGACATCGTTGATGCCGGTAATTGCGCTGCTTTTGCCATAAATGCAGTTTTTACTACATCACCTTGAGCATTAACTGCTGGCGGAAATGTAATAATACATTGAAACAGATTAGGGCGTGCACCGCCACCTTTAAGTTGAGATTTGAAATCTTCGATTCTAAGAATTGCCATTTTCTAATCTCCCTACACTGTACCGACGATTTCTTCAAACGCAACACCGGTTCTAGCAGCCACAAAATTAAGAGTGACAAAGTTAATAGAACGTGCTGGTTTAATGAAAAGGTTCGAAATAAATTCGTTTCTGTCAATTACAGCTGCTGTATTGTTAGTTTCATCACATACAACTCTAAAGTCTGTGATACCTCTTCCACCTTGAATTTCTCTCAAGAATGGTTCAACAATACTTACGAACTCAGCTCTTGTGAATTCGTCATTAAATTCAAACAAGACATTCTTAGCTGCAGCCGCAATTGATCGTTCAATAACTAAGAACAATCTACGGACATTAATTCTATCGAATGCAGAAGGTCTAGATAAATGAGTTTTATCACCATATAACAAGATTCCTTCACCAGGAATATTTGCTACAGGATTGATACCCGCTTTATATAGAGTGTCTCGCTCTGTTTTATTAGCACTGTATGCTAACGATGTAACACCTAAATACTGGCCTCTTCTTGATCCTGCTGGTGAGAACCAAGGTGCTGCATTAACAGCAGTTGATGCCATAATACCCGCTGTAGAAGATGCAGCAGGAATAAAGATGTATTGATCGTTATATTTATCGTATACTTTTAGGAAGTTATTATCTACCGCTAAGTATGAAGATCTTGTTAAACCATTTAGTGCTGTAGTTGTATCGGTTACTTCTGAACCACTATTATTTACAACCGCTGCTCTATTTGGCGATGCTACCACCATACAATCTTGTCTACCGTCTTGTGCAATTGCTACTAAATCATTTACTACTGTTCTATGATTAGAAGCAGATGACATGCTAGGTGCGATTAAGAAATCAACAGTAGTAGTGTCGATATCTTCAAATAAATCAAACCCTGTTGCATATTCACTTGTGGTAAGAGAATCTGATTGAACACCAGAATCTAAGCTTGCACTAACGCTATCGCTTAATGTTCCAACCACATAGACCCAATTTGATCCATTATTGATAACATTTGGTGCATAATTGTCAGTACCATCTGCTGTTTTAGTACCAGAAACAGTTGACAAGAACTGCCATGTTTCTAACACTTCACCAGCGGTACCAGTGATTTCACCGTCTTCGTCAATAACTAAAACGTGAACTTCATTACTATCCGGTGCCGCATCAAATTGACTTTGCTGTGCTGAATCAAATTGACTTGTAAAATTGTTTGGTCCGGCTGTAATAACTTTTAAGCTGTTACCAAGTGTACCTGGATAACGAGCTGCGAGGCTAACACCATCTGAATCTAAGCCTGATTCGCTTACATCAAAATGTGCCTCGTTTCTAATTTGTCTGGCGGTCCCTGCGTCTACAGCATTAACTGCTGCAGCTGTAGCTTCTCTAACCACATATAAATCTGAAGAGTACCTTAAGTAATATGCGGCTGAGTGGAAGTCTACGGAATTAGTTGCTTCAGGGGCACCAAATTTTTGTACGAGTACTCCTTCATCACTTACAAGAATTGGTTCCCTAACTGGACCCCAATTGAAATCGCCTACATATGCTCCAATAGGGGAAGTAATTCCTGGAACAACACTTGTTAGGTCAATTTCTCTTGTCGTGACTGCTGGAGACGCTGATGGATTGAATGCCATATGTCTCTTCCTTTTCCATTTTTCTAATTATAAGTTTTT